AATCCTCATAGAACGGTAAGCACTTGGCCTTTCATTAGCAATATTACCGCCGGCAGATTTGCTTCTAGTTTTATTAATTATCTTGATGCCAAATCGTTCTTTAGTGTCATTTATACTAGATTGTAAACTTGGTTTATTCCATAGAATCCATCTAGCCCAAAAACCGGCACCAGAAAACGGGTCGTTCCAGTTTTCCCGTGCTTGATGGCGTGCAATATAACGTGCTTTTTTCTCTTCATCGCCACCACTAAGAATATAATCACCCATACCGGCCGCCCCAAAATAAATTCTTTTCAATCTAGATGTTTCCGGATTCTCAAATTCAACGAAATATTTCTTTGTTGGTTTATCACTCTTATATAAATAAAATATATCCATTTATAATTTATGTATATAATAATTATGCTATAAAAAGGCTTTTTGTAGCTTCATTTTTGAGCTACTAATTCTGGCCGGACATATTCTTGGCCAACATTAGAAGAATGAAGGAAAGCACGGGCTAATTCGTTTTTCTCATTGATACTCATTAGAGGATGATTTTTGAAAGTGTTAGTAAGAATGATTTGGCGGATTAAATCAACGCCCAAATCAGTGTTTAGAATTTCTCGTGATGCTTTTTTAATACGTGTTAGAAAAGTGCTATTCTTATATGGTAGATTATCTTTATTGGTAAATAAGAAGTCGCCCGATGCTTTATTAAATGCTAATAGGTATGTTTGTAATAGATTTGTTATATTGTCAGAAATCTGGAAAGATTGCGTGCCATAGGTTGATGATGTTTTATAATTTTTCATTGTAAGTTTTGTAGGCATTTTATTGTCTGTAATGATTAAATAATTATTGCTATCTGGCAGTGATTTTTTAGCACGTGAAATACTAACAATTTTTAATACTGGTAAATCATTACGGGGCACGAGTATAGGAATGCCGGCAGAATTAGTGTTTACAAAGTAAAGAGCAAGTATAAGTTTATTAGTTAGTTTTTCTTTATTAACTGTGCCCCCATTATCAAAATATGAATATTCTTCAATGGCTTTTTGTATATCCTTTAGAGAACGAGAACCAACACGGGCAATATCAATATCTTTAGCTTGATTATTTCCCCGTGCTTTAATCTCTGTTTTTTTTGCTTGATTCATTTCTGCAGAATAAGTTTCAATTACATTATCCGGAAATTTGGCGTGTCGAATATATTTAATGATGGCCGCAAAATAGTCCTTAGGATTCTTTAAGCCACTGTCATTAATGCATTTTATAACGTGTTTAGGATTCTTTAAAAATGCATCATCGTTAAAAGTTGATTTAGTGCATAGGATTGCTACACGGTTTAATTTGCTTATATATGATGCCTTTGAAAGTGCTGATAATTCTTTATCGTCTCTCGATTTGATGTTGGAAAATATATTGTTAAGATTCATTTGAATATATACTAGCTTCTAGAATTAGTATATATAATTATTTTGATTGTTTTAATTTTCCATATATTAGAGTAATATCTTGATTAATTACTTTTGAGCGGTAGGAGGTTTTCTCGAATCTTTGTTTTGGTATATTTCTAAATCGGTATGAATCTTCCGTTGTTCTAAAGAAATTGCGGTTTGCTGGAATAAAGTTTTTAGAAATGCGGATAGCGTCGGCAAGTGGTATTCGTTTATTAATAATAACAGCGTGTAATGCATAAGACATTATTTATTTTCTATTTAATGCATAGAAATTAATATATAATCCGTCTTGATATTTATAACGTGTTAATTTGTCATCTGGCACGGTGCGTAGCGTGGTGCAGTATATTAGCCAGTCTTCTCGTGCGGAAATCGATTTACATTTTATTTTATTATTATATTCTTCTAGAATTGATTCATAGAATGTTTGAATTGTGAAAGGTTCAATGAAATAATTCGTGCAGAATTCGATTGAATATATTTCAGCAGGATGTGCCATATTACTGGTATTTAGTAAGATAATATTTTTTGCATTTTTTGCATTTTTTTACAGAATTTAATTTTTTAGATAGTTTTTGATGCCGGCTATATACCGATTCGCCTTTTTAGTATATAGAAAAACGGCTATATATGCATATATACCAAAAAACATATATACCAAAAAGGCAAAACGGTATATAAAACTATATAAAATATTATCTTACTAAATATTAAAGTAGCAAAATGAATACACAAATTCAAAATGAAAATGCAAATGCAACTGAAATAAATAATTCAAATAATTCTAACAAAAAACGGGAATATATGCAAAAATGGAAACAAGCAAATAATGAAAAAATAAAA